TAATCTTTAACGCATCCTTAATCATTTTACGACAAGGTGCGGGAGTAGATGACTTGACTGCCTCAATGCCCATCATCTTGAGTTTAGGTTCTTCATATCTAACACCCTCACTATCCCACACGTTCAAAATATATCTTTTCTTTGCTGTCCATATACCACGATCTGCGATGTTCTCACGCTTCATGAACATCTTCTGATCATAGGCATTTACGTACGAGGCCAACGTTTGGTAAGAACTCTCAATATACTTTTCAAATTCCATCTCACACACCTTATTAAGGAACGACACAATGCTCGTAGCATCCTTTTCTCTGCCTTCGTATACCCTATCGACCAAATCACCCAGATTGAGATAGATACTATCAGTATCACTTGCAATAACATAATCAACATCCTCCGTTTTTAGTATTTTGTTTAGATAAGAGTTCATACGGTTCTCTATCCATCGAATAGAAACCTGACCAGATAAAGTAATTGCTTCCGCGTTTTCTAATTTATAATACCGGAAGTACTGATTACCAATCGCACCATAGGCAGAGTTAAGAGATATCTTCTTTGCCATTTGAATATTATTGCATCTTGCAATTTCTTTTTCCAATGCCTTTGTTGGTGTCTTTTCATAAGCTTTCTTTGCCTCAATCATTTTCTTTTTGAAGACTACACGATCCCCATACATCTTATCCATTAACTCTGGTAAGAATCCCCTTATATCTTTTCGATACATTGCACCATTTGCACAGACAGCATTATCTTTGTACATTTCAAATGTCAGTTCTTGATTAAGTATCTTATCAACGGTGACTGATGGATGCCTTGTTTCAACAAGAGTTTCTGGGGATATATTATACTGCATAATCAAGTGTGGGTATAGACTATTCAAGTCAAAAGAAACAACCCAATCATACTTTCCGGGAATCGGTTCTTTCACATATGCACCTGCATACTTTTCTGCTTTTGATGATCGATTCTTTGGGGGAATTACAATGTTACGTTTCTTGAGATAGTTGTAAATGATCGTATCCCACATTCTTACCTGATAGAACACATCATTGTAGTTCACTTTAGCATCATAAGCCATAGTCAATGCGAGTTCAATCAACTTCATCTTGTCTTCCAGACGGTCAACGAGTTCCACGTCAATGATGTTGTATTCAATAAACTTTTGCCAACCTTTCGTATAGAAATCTTTAAAGGTATCAAACTCAGAGTGGTCAAGTTTCTTTTGTCCAAGTTCTACGCTTGCAATATAATCGAGTCGATATGATTCTTGTGCCTTGTATGTAAACTTCTTATAGAGATCTAAGTAATCAAGTTGAGTCACACCACCAATATCAAATGTAGTATTCTTACGTCCATTAATATAAACTTCTCCTTCAGATACAAGACCCCAAGGTGACATACGTTTCATTATCTTTTCACCGAGAACACGATTGATGCGTTTACAAATATATGGAATATCATATAGTTGTATATTCCAACCAGTAACCACATCAGGAACATCTTGCATCCAATAATTTATGAATGTGCGAAGTAAATTTTCCTCTGTATTACAACAGTGATAAGTTACATTATCTTGTTTGTTGTTGAATGGCTTTACACCCCAAGTAGTGATTTCTTTTGTTGTATAATCCTGTATTGTGATTGCAAGTATTTCTTCAGAGCATGATTCAACATCTGGGAATCCTTGTTCAGATGATACCTCAATATCAAGTGTGACTAATTTGATCTGACTAATATCAAACTTAACTTCATCTTCTGGATACTTATCTGATATGTATTGATAGATGTAGCGATCATTTCCATATATTTCAAATCCTTCCACCTCATCATACTTTTTAAAAAAGTCACGACAATCTCTTACAGTTCCGGGTTTGACAGCATCTACCGGAGTTCCATTTAATGTCTTATATTTTGTTTTCTTTTTTGATCTAACGAAGAGTGTAGGAAAAAACTCATCTCTATGAGCATATCTCTTTCCATTCTCAACACCACGAACCAGAAATTGATTACCAATTAACTGGACATTAGTATAGAATTTCATTTAAGAAGATCTTGATATTTTTCAAGTAAAGTTGGTTTGGGATCAACGAGAGTTAAGATCTTATCTGATGATAACATAAAAACACTTTGATTGGTTGACTCAACTAACCAAGGTGAAAGAGTATTATTTTCCCCTACAATAAATGGTTCAGTTAGTTTGCAATCAGGTTGGCCTATATCAGCACCTATTTCCTCAATTTGAGATACTAATCTTTGTTGATTCGTTAGAACTATCAGTTTGATCGGTGGTTTTTCCATTTAATACATCCTCTTTGTACATTGTTTCGACTTTTTCAATCGGTGTGACCATAGTGACCACCCAATCAGTTGGTAATGGTATATCTTTCTCTTTTGCAAGAGGCATCCATGGATACATTGATATGGAGGTCTCTTTCTTAGACATCTTTGGACTATCAGTTTCTTTTGGAAGCAATTTAATTACACATGCTTTAGTGAGAAAGTAACCAATGACTTTATCATCAGATGACACCATCTCTTTTACATCTGCAATCACATCCTCACCAGATTTTAGTAATAAAATTTTGACTGTCATTTGTTTTTTATTCCAATAACATTATAACATGAAAAAGGGGATCGTCAAGATCCCCAAGTCCATCTCGAACTCAATATATTTAGAGGTAATCTTTACGAGCATGATGCTCTGGAACTATCTTACCAAGATGAATTGAAAGAAGACCATCTTCAAATGTAACTTCTTTAATCTCTACATCATCAGTAAGTTGCCACCCTCTTTGGAATGATCTTTGAGCCATGCCACGATGAACATACTCATTTTCTTTCTTTTCTTCTTTTTTACCTTCGACAATTAGTTTACCGTGCTCCGTGTAAACTTTGACTTCTTTCTTTTTGAATCCTGCGAGTGCAATCTCTAAAGTGGATTCATGGTTATTCTCTTGAATTATGTTGAAATGAGGATAATTGGCATTACTGCTCTCCCAAAAATTCTGTATGGTTCTATCTAAACCAATGCTGTTTGTTGTTATCTTATCAAACAGTTCTGCTAAATCCTTAGCTCTATAAATGTTTGTCATAGTTCTCCTTAAATAAGCGAGTGTGAATTGTGTCCCTTACGGCGACACTACTAATTATAACAGATCATAAAAAAAGAGGAGTGTATAAACCCCTCAATTTATGTTCGGTTAATCCATAAAGTTCGGTTTACCCTATGAAACTAAGTTAAACTCCTCCACCAAATCACTAAAATCAATCTCTACTTTTTTAGAGGACTTAGTTACGTCAACACCGACTTGTGTTTTAAAACTATCTGGAAGATCAAGATACTCATCAAGATTTAATCCTTGTCCACCGTCTTCAACATAAATTATGTCTCCGATATTATATTTTTTATCCATTTCTTTATTACCACCTTGATAAACATCAGCACCTTGACTAACAAGATATCTATTGTACATTCTTCCCATGTTGTATGCAACACTAGGATATGCTAATCCGTTTGCTCTGGGTGTTGTATAATAATTAGGTTTTGCTTCCCCTTCATACTCATTATATCCCCAAGCAAGTGCTTTAATCATAGTTTCATTATCAAAACCAAAGTCGCCATTATAAGTTTCACTTAGTTGAATTAACTTACAGTAACCAAGAATTAAATACATTGAGTATGTTTTTGATTCTGCTAAAGGCCACTTAACTTTTTTAAGTGATTTAACAACTTCTGGAAGATGTCTACCACGACCAAGACCTTTCCCTTGATACTCTGATCTAAACAATGCAATTCCTGTCATTGTGATTGGATTTCCTTCATCAAGTTCTGGTAATTTATCAGTTGCGATTCTGATGTTTGCAGCGATTAAGGCTGAGAAACATTGACAAGCCTGTGGATTATCTGCTCTTACTTCAGCAACAAACTTTTCTTCTGGGGATAAATCCTTTGCTGAGTCATTCTTAATTTTGAAATAGACGTTTGCCACCATCTCTGGTCTTATGTCTTTAGGTGCAGTTTTTTTAATTAAGATAGCATTATTAAACTGATTATCTCCAACTTGACCACCCTTACTTGCAGAAATAAATCCTACTCCTCTGTGTCTAGCATCCCAATTTACATTTAATTGTGTTCTTAAATCTATTAAAAGATCTCCTACTGTTGCGAGGACAGGATCAAATCCCCTAACATCACTTCCTGTGTCAGAACCGAATAATTTTTCAAAATGTTTTGCATAAAAATCTCTATTATACAATTTATCAATTTTAGAACCAGTGGGTGCTTTTAAAACAAGTCCATGTATAAAATTTTGTGTTTCGTATAAAGGTATTAACCAGAATTTATCTCTCTCTAGTTTTTCTTCAATATTTTCAAAAATACCTTCATCTATCCAATCTTTTACATTATAAACCTTATCGACCTTTTCTCCGTAAATTCTTACCCCTGATGGGATTTTTTCTTTATACTTATCAGACAATTTATCATAATCGTCTTCGATAGGATAGAACTTTGAGTTCTTTGTGTTAAATTTTGTCATTTGATTCTTAGGTGAATATATCAATTCTTAAGGCAGAACTGATGTGTATGATATAAAGTATATATTAACTTTATTTGTTTGTCAAGTCCCTTAGTTTACTATAAGTTTCTTGCCAACTACTCACATTGTAGTTTGTTCCTCCTCTTTTGTCAACAGCCTCTGCTAATAGATAATCATTCTGACCTTCTTTCATCATATCACCAAAGAAAACTAACTCGTCTTTTGGATTAAAATCTCTTAGTATTTGACTTTTATCACTATCAGATATATCAAGTCCAGTCTGTCCACCGATTTGAATATTCAAATCAGGAAACTCACTTTTAATCCTATCTGACATTAATATTCTTTCAGTAGTATTGATATCCCACTTTACATATTCTTTTCTATGTTTCATACTATCCTCACCTCTTCCAAG